AATGAAGTGTAAAACATGTGGAAAGAATGCAGACAGTGAATATTGTTTTGCTCATAAATCTAGAAAGCCCTTACCATCTGGTAGGGGTTTAACTAGTAGAAAGTCCAGTTTATTACCACAAAAACTGGACAAATCTCCTAGTAAGTTCTTAGAAATGAGAGAGTTCTTCTTATCTATATGGAAGAAAAGACCACATAGGTCAGAAGTGAGTGGTGCCTATCTAGGTAAAGAAGCTATGTCTACATACTTCCATCACATTTTACCAAAAGAAAAGTACCCAGAAGCTTGTTTAGATGAAGAAAATATTATACTTTTGACGCTAGAGGAGCATTCTAACGTTGAAAACGATATGTATAAGTATGAGGAGGTTAATGAAAGACGTAATCAATTAAAACTTAAATACAATTTATGAAAGTAGAAAACAAAGAAAAAAGACCTCTTAAAACAGAGCCTAAATTAAAAGTAGACTTAAATGAGGAACAGAAAGAATTTGTGAAGTTATTTCATGAGTATGATGTATGTTTTTTACATGGAGACTTTGGTTCAGGAAAATCATTAGCTGCAGTACATACAGCATTAACTTCTTTTAGAAAAAAGCAATTTAATAATATATGGATAACTAGACCAATGTTACCTAATAAATTAGGAGCTTTGCCTGGGGAACTTGAAGAAAAACTTGCTCCTTGGGTATTTCCTATAATTCAAAATTTAGAAGTATGTCAAGGTAAAGAAATTACAGAGAAAATGCAAAAAGAAGGAATGATAAAAATCATGCCTGTTGAAGTTGCCAAAGGTTGTACTTTTTTAGATGCAGTAGTTATAGTTGATGAGTATCAAGATATGGAATATAGTGACTTTAGAACAATCTTAACTAGACTCGGTAAAGGAAGTAAAATGATATTCTGTGGATCTAAGCAACAAGTTGATAAAAGATTAGGTAAAAATAGTTGTATCTATAATACAATGAGGCTTGAGGAATCAGGATTAGTTGGATATAAAACATTAAAATCTAATCATAGAAATCCAATATTAACAAGTATTATTGATTTTTTAGAAAAAGATGCCTAAAAGAAAGACTAAAGAAGAATTTGTAGAAACTAGTACTGGACTACATGGTGATAAGTATGATTACTCAAAAGTGTTATATTTGAATAATAAGACAAAGGTAGAAATTATATGTAAAAGACATGGTAGTTTTTATCAAACACCCAATGATCATGTAGGAAATCATGGATGTAGAATATGTTCTGAAGAAGATAACTTTAATTATAATATGAAAGATTCTTTGTTAGATAAGAATAAAAATAAACCTATAGATCTGTATATTATAAATCTACACTCAGATGATGAATCTTTTATTAAAGTAGGAATATCTAAAGAAGTACATAATAGACATAGAAATATTAAAACAAAAAGTAAATACAATGTTTCCTCTTTTTTGATATTTCCTTGTACAGTTGAAGAAGGAACAATTATAGAGAAAAATATATTAGCACAATTAAGAGAAGAATTTAAGTATATTCCAAAAGTAAAATTTCCTGGATATAAAGAATGTTTATCTTTAAGTGCTAAGTATAAGATTTTAAATAATGTTAAAGAAATCTTGATAAATGATTATCACAGAAGTGAATTAGTAGGAGAAATCCTTGATTATATGTACGATAAATAAAATAAAACAATGAACATAGAAGTATTAAAATTTAGTGCCACATGGTGTGGTCCTTGTAAAGTGTTAGCATCTACATTAAAGGATGTAGTTGGTATAACTAACATAGATATTGAAAAAGATATGGAAACAGCTAGAAAGTACAATGTACGTAGTGTTCCTACATTAGTTTTCTTGAGAGATGGTAAAGAGGTGCACAGAGTGTCTGGATCTATGCCATTAGAGAAATACAAAGCTATTGTTACAGAGATAAATGATGCAAAAGAACTTAATAATTAAAACTATGATTAAACAATTATTATTAGCTCTATTGGAGCTAAACAGTGAGAACATCACTGCAAAAACAGGACAAAGAACAAAAGTTAGTGGATTGTTCAGAAGTGGCAAAGAATTTATAGCTTTGACAAAAGGGGAAAAGTTCCCACCATCAATTTCTAATGTTTGGACATTAGTAGTAAGTGTATAACAATTAAAAAACCAATATGAAACTATTAGGAAATCGTATCTATTTAGAGATACCAAAGAAAGAAGAAAGCAAACTTATTGTAGATGAGAATACAAAAGAAGCTTTAGAGAAAGAAATGTACAAGAAGATGTCTAGATTGACAGTACATAGTGTAGGAACAGCTAACATGGATGTTAAAGCTGGTGATGTTGTTCTTGTAGATCCACAAGCTTTACAGAAAGCTCCATTAATTCCACTATCAGATGATGAGAACGTATTGTTAGTTTCTCCATTTGACGTAATCATGATTTGGTAATATGGAATATCCATTAGTTAGTTGCATATGTCCAACTAGAGGAAGATTTGAAACTCTAAGGGAAGCTGTTAGTTTTTTCTTATTACAAGATTATCCAAATAAGGAATTGATTATTTTTAACAATCATCCTGAACCAATTGTAGCACACCCAAAATTAGCTAAACATAATATAAAAGTTATAAATGGAGGTGATTATAAAGGATTATCAATGCAAAAAGTGTATGCTGACTGTTTAAAACATATATCAGATGATTCAGAATACATTTCTGTATGGGATGATGATGATATGTATTTACCATGGCACTTATCAGAAAATATAAATAAACTCTCTACCTCTGATAAAGTTGCAATTAGACCATCATTTGGATACTGGCAAGACATACATCATTCCGCTGGTATAGAATTTACTATAATCAGAAATACACTTGAGGCTGGAATGATTGCAAAAAAAGGAATTATATTTTTTGATGAGAATCACAGTAATGTTAACTCACAAGAATATACTCATCCTCATAACTACTGGGTTTCTAAGACAGAATTATCTAATGGATATGTATACAATAATGAAATAACTGCTGTTTATAGATGGGGGTATGGTAAAACATATCACCATCTACAATCAGTTGGACCTCATAAAAATAATAGTGAACTTGGAAAAGATGAACTGTTAAGACCAAAAGCAGTTAAACGTTTGTTTTATAACTTTATTGAGAAAGTTACATTTACAGTAAAGGATTATCAAAAAGTAGTTAATTTAACGAATGATGATAAAGCTAACTACTTGAAACGATTACTATCATATAACATACATAAGTATGAACATGTAGATAAATATAAAGCTTGGGTATATTGGAATAGTCCAAATCCTCCAGTATTTATTAAAAGTTGCCATGAAAGTATAAAAGAAAATACTTTTGCTAAAGTAGAAATATTAAATGATAACAATGTTAATCGTATAAATCTTCCAGATTATGTACGTGTTCTACATCCTGTACAAAAATCAGATTATCTAAGAGTTCACTTATTGTATAATCATGGTGGATGGTGGTTTGATTCTGATACTTATGTTGTGGGTGATTTAGATGAGCATTACTTTCAATATCTTACAGATAATGAAACTGTATTTCCTTGGGAATATAATGTACCAGGTAATATGACCACACCATTGTTTAGTTCAAAACCAAACGGACTAATCATTAAAGAAGCATATAATAACATTACAAGATATTTAGAATCAAATCCTCAAATAGGTTGGTCAGGTATAGGTGTAAATGGTATAATAAAAGCAGTAGATACATTTAAATATAGAGGGGATTGGCATTTCTTTGGTTTACCTGATATTGCTACGTATGGTTATAATAATGATCAAATAACAGCATGGAACTTTGATAGAATTGAATCTTCTAAATTACAAATGATAATTTTTCATTGGTCACAAATAGGTGCAGAGATGAGTTTTAAAATAGATGTAGATGAAAATAAGAGTTTTGAAGATATAATAAAAGTTTATCAAAATATGGTTCCTTTATTTAATAAAAGTAAAGAAAAATATACATCATAAAAAAAGCCCCAATTAAGGGGCTTTCTTTATTTTGATAATCTCTTTTGCTTCATTGGTTGCTGAGGAGAAGTTCTGATAGCTTTATCATCCATAGACTTAGTCTTTGAAAAAGGTTTGTCCTTTCTAGGAATAGAGACCTTTGGAGCTTTTCTTGGTGCCCCTGATTTCTTTGCTTTACCAGAAGTCATTGATTTACTTGCAGCCATATTTGCATTTTTTCATTGATCCACCAGACTTAGCTTTCTTTACAGTCTTACCATTTTTACCCATTAGTCCACCTAAAGCTTTACCAGCTAATCCTCCTAACATTTGTTTACCCATACCTCCAAGCATAGATTTTCCTGCTCCTCCTAATAAACCTCCTAAGAAAGCTTTCTTAACAGGTTTACCATTTTTAGCTTTAACAGGGCCACCATTCTTTTTAGTAACATCATACTTACCTGTTACACCATTAAAAATTTTAGTTCCTGGCTTTGGTTTTTTACCACCAAATGGAGGCTCTCCAATTTCTCCACCTAATGAAGAATATCTATCTTTTTTAGCCATAGGTTTTATGACTGTACTTTCTGCCTTTTTTGCAGGTTTTTTAATTTGTGACATAATATATTTATTGTTTAGTTATTATAATCCAGGAGGAGGGGAAACAGGTTTCCCATTTTTGTTTAACAGTTCCATTTTCTTAATGATTTATTGATTCTACTATTAGGGTCTTTTGCTGTTTTAGCACTTGTAAGCTTCTTTTTCATACCTGACATTCTAGAACAGAATGACTTTCTTCTGTTAGCAGATTTACTACCAGGCTTTAATTTAGAAGGTTTAGTTGTTACAGCTGTTTTGAGTTTACTACCAGGATTAGCAGCTCTATATGATGCTACACCCTTTTTGTTTAATCCGCCAGAAGGATTCTTTCCTTCTTTTCTAGTCCATGCTGCAGTAGCCATTATTTCTTAGCTTTAGCTTTAATTTTCTTTTCTTGTTTTAACATAGCTGCTGTAGGTTTCTTACCAGATCCTTTATTAGCTCGTATGTTATCCCATAATCCACGTTGTGATGTAGAACCATCAGCACGTTTAATCATTGCACCAGCCTTAGCTTTTTTAACAGGACCACCAGATTTTAGTTTAAATTTAGGATTTTTTCTCAAGCTCCTTGCTTTTTCAGAAGAAACTTTAGAAATACTGTCTTGTTTTGATGCATCTTTTAATAAATTTCCATTTTCATCTCCATACATCAAAGCAGCACTAACATCCATTTTTCTGTTATAGTCTGCTATTTTACGATTATTATTTTGTTTTCTTACAGCAATTTCGTTATCTCCTTTCATGATTTTTACAGCATCAGGTTTTTTAACAGCTGTTTTATCTTTAACTACAGTATTAACTTCTTTTTTAATAGGACCACCATTTTTCAATGTACTTCCTTTAAATGGACCCTTCTTCTTAATAAGAGGACCATCAGGAACCTTTGTTATATTCTTAGACATTATTTCTTTTTGTTAGATTTAGCAATTTTCTTGAATGTTTTAGCGAGAGTCTTGGCTTTGCCTGTACAACCAGGTTTAGTGATAGGTGTACATTTACCTTCAGTTCCTCTACGTTTGATAGAAGCAGAAACTTTCTGCATCCACTTACCATCTTTAGCTATAGAACCACCAGATTTTAATTTTTTCTTAGGACGTTTGTCTGAAACACCTTCTTCATTACCTGCATTCCAATTTTTATTACTAGATAGTCCTCTGTATAATTCACTATTTTTTGGAGATTCAACACCAAAATCATAACCTTTTTTATACTCAGTACTATCTTTTTTAGTAGCGTTAGAATTTATTCCACTATATGTAGGTTTATTTCTAATAGTACCTTTAACTTTAGATTTTGCAACAGAAGTTTTGTCTACTTTTACACCAGACTGGGCTTTCTTAATAGTTGCCATTATTTTTTGGACATTTTAGCGCCACATTTAGCTGTCATCTTTGTAGCACCAAGTTGTTTGTCTTTGGTAAGAGAAGCTTTTCCTTTAGCACCTGCTAATGTTTTCTTTTGTACCTTTGTGTATGCTCCTTTAGGATCTACAGGACCAACTCTTTTGTTGGAGGCTTTAAGTCCAGATAGACTACCACCATTTTTTTTCATTGTTGCCATTATGTTATGTTTTTTAATTAATTATCAATAGGCTCCCTCCATTTATAATTAAACAAGCTATGCTTGGTGCTTTTGTTCGAGAACACCTGTTTTTCGTCACCCAACAGGTATGTTGTGATTAGTCCATCACTTCAGCTTCTAAAGCTTCTGTAGGAGTTTCTAAGACTTCCTTGATAATATCAGCTTCAACACCAGCTTTCATAATCTTCTCAATTGCTTCGTTAGTTTGAGACATCAATTGAAAACGTGCTGCATCTTCTGATGCTAAATAAGATCTAACTGTGTTAAGAATTAGACCAAATTCTTGTCCTGTTAACTCAAATTTGTCTTCAGGAGTCCATGTATACCTAGCGTTAGGATTATACTCTGCCATAATGTAAAATGTTTAATTGGTTTATAATTTAACAAATGTAAAAAGAATTTGTTACACTTCCAAACTTATTTCAAAAGTTATTACTGAACTTGTTTTAATGCTTTTACTCATATCCACTCTAATGTTGAACATGTTACAAAACTTTAATATCTCTTCTATAAGCATATTGTTATACTTAGGAAGACTTGCTGCTATTCTAAATCTATAGCTATCTGTCAGTCTATAGCTATCTATCAGTCTTGTTATTTCAAGACTACACAGTTCATCAACAGAACTTATTACACCTTCTAAGTGAGCAAGAAATGTTTCATCATTGTCTTGCATCACTTTAGGAAAATGTTTTCTGTTAATCTCCATTTATGAAAGAGTTAATAGGTATTTAACTTTTGCTGCTTCTCCAGATAATGAATCTGCTAGATTACATACATCATGATAAGAATTCTTCTCTCCATATGCTTTTAACTCTGAAGCAAAAGATAAAAGATTTGATACACATTGATCTCCTGTACAATTTGTAAGAGGTTCAATCTTATAAGGACTAGGTCTTTTACCTGTATATCCCATAATCTTTTCTACTAGTCCATCTTTGAAATCATGTACATAATCATATAATCCACCAAGAGCTTGGTGTTGAGCATATGATGTTGTTTGCCAATGCAATAAATGCAATTGTTCATGAAAGTATGTTAACTTCCCTGCAATAGTCTCTAATGTAAGACCAGAGCCTTTATCTCCCATCATCTCTTCTGGGAATAGTGATTTTAATGCCATGGTTTTATGTGGTTATTATTGTTACTGTATTGTTTGCTTGTAGATATTGTATGTCTCCATCAGGATTTCCACTATTACAAGTCATAAGAGCTGTAGGTACTGTTAATGTTATTGTATTACCTATTATATATTCAAATACATTGTTATCTAAAACTGTACTACCTAAATTTGTACAAAGTGGTAAATTTATTGTTGTTAATGACGCACAATTATAGAAACAATAATTACATGCTATTGTTAATGATGGTAAATCTAATGTTGTTAATGAAGTACAAAATCTTAAACCTCTACCATTAGTGCCATAAAATTCTTCTAATAAAGGGGCTTCAAATAAAGTCAGTGAATCTAATTCCTGAAAAGAACTTGCTGTTATAATTGCAGGTAAAATAAGAGTTGTAAGATTGTCACAAGCATTAAAATCCCAACCTCCAAAAACAAGATCTTGAGATTCAATTATACACCCTGATTCATCATTAAATTCTAATAAACTTGTATTTCCATCATAATCAAATAAATATTCTCTCAATACTATATTACTTCCGCCAATTAATTTAACTTCATTACCAACAACCTCTACACTAGTAAATGGATTACCATATGTAGGTAAATCAAAGAATGTATTCCAATCATTGACATCAGCGGAATCTCCTACTAATAAATCAGCATTTGCAATACTATCAAATGTTAGTCTTAATCCAAGATTTGATGGTGGTGTAGGAGATGGGTTACAACATTCATTAGCATCAATTTCTTTCCAATTTCCAACAGTAGGTTTATTTCTTTGCAGAATTATACTACTGGGTACAATACGTCCTGAACCATCAAAACGTACGTATGCTTTAAGTTTGTTGTTTTTTGCCATGGTTAAAGTGAAGGAGTGGTTGTGGTGGTAGTAGTAGGATTACAACATTCGTATGCTGTAATTTCTTGCCACTTACCCACTTTTGGTTTACTTCTTCTTAGGACTAAACTTCCTGCTACAATTCTGCCAGATCCATCGAATCTTACATAGGCCTTAAGGTCTCTCTTGTTACTCATGATAATTGTTTTTGTTATTAATAATTAAGTTTATATTTTTGTTTTATGTTGTTAAGCTCGTTTGCATAGAACCATGTACAATACTTCTGTGATTCTATGTTGTTTAATACATCATCTAAGTGTGGATCTTTTGTAGGATCAGTTCCTTGATGATATTTTCCTTTGTAGAAACAAGGATATCCATTCATTGATACTCCTGTTATTCCTGCATTATGAAAGATTGTATGACTGTCTAGTTTAGATATAGAATCTGTTGCCCAGGTGAATGCTAGTTCAGGAACCACTTTTGTTTCTTGTTCTCTAAACCATAAGTTCCAAAGAACAGCCCACATATCTGCACACCATGATTGATAACCTGTATCCTCATCTTTAAAATATTCTCTATTTACATTCTGTAAATATGTTCTAATAAGAATGCAATCATTCATCACCTTACTCCAGAACTCACCATCTACATTCTTTAGTAGATATTGTGCTCCTCCTGAGTGTAAGTTATTAGCTTCAGCTACTTCTCTGTCTATACCTATTACACTAGTTATTTCTCCAAGAATATCTCTAGTTTTGTATTCTTCTAGCTTCTCTGGGAGAACATCTCTTTCTTTACTATCAAAATATGTAGCATTGATGTAGCTGTTTGTATCAGAGAGATAATTAACCTCATCATCTAAGAACTCATCTACATTGAAATCTTTAGTGAACAGAATATCTGAATCACAATAGAATATTGCTTTCTCACTCAGTTCTGGATTAGCTTTGAAATGTTTCCAAAGTACATATGGTCTTAGTACAGGAATGTATATTCCTAACAGTTGATTTAAATTGTCTTCATCATTGTAATAATGAAACTCTGATTCTGGATAGAGGTCTTCTATCTGTTTCCATTTTTCTCTATTTTCTCTTCCTGCAGGTGTGAATATCACTGATATAGCTTTATCACTATGTCCAATGTTTCTTAAGCTCTCAAGCCATAAATGCACTTGCCATGTGTAATATACATCACTTGGGCAGCTTTGTACAAATTTTAAATCTTTCATATGTAGTTGGTTTGTTTTTTTGTTTTAGTCTTTTATTAATCTTACCGAGAAACCGTATTTCTTATTGTAGTTGCCTCTGAAGGCATTGCCGTTCAAGTAATTCAGTGTGCGGAACCAAGCGTTTGTAGTATCGCCCTCTGAAGAACTCCACCAGCTACCGTAGCCACCAATGTTGACAAACGTACCATTGAAATAGCGATCCCCTCCTGGAATACCTGTAAAACCACTCTCATTAGTTGCTCCTCCATTAGGACTTTGCCATAAACCTGTGCCTTCTTGTAAAGTTCCTGTTGATTTCATCTTGCCTCCTGGATTTGTTCCTAAATAGGTTGTTAAGGTTGTCCAATCTTCATCACTTGGAACGTGATAACCTAATGGAGCTAATCCTCTACTATCATTTACTGCATACCAATTATAAAGTTTTCCGTAAACAACCCCGTTAGCTGTATTGTTTTCATAATAACACCAAGCCCCTGTAGTTAGATTAGCCCACTCTGTTGGGTCTGTTACTTGTGGAATAGGTGTTCCATCTCTATACGTTTCAACATCTAAATTTCTATTAGTCCAAATTTGTGTTCCTATAGGTATAATATTAGGATCTAATGTAGTAGATGTTGTTGTTGTTGTTGGTGTTAATGTTGTAGATGTTGTTGTTGTTGTAGAACTAGTAGATGTTGTTGTTGTTGTGTGAGAATCTATACAAATTGAACATTCATTAAGAGTAGGCCATACATATGTAATAGTTCCAACATCTGCTGGATCAGTTGTTTGATCAATTATAAACCAACATTCAGGTGTTGCATTATTAACAATAGTCCCTTCAGGTAATACACCTTCACCAGTATATGAAATAACATGGTATTCCATTCTTTCACATCCTGCTACATTATAATTAGTAGTAGTTGTTTTATTAATATTTGCTCTAACCTGAATCAATCTTTCCAATTGCTTAGATATTTGCCAAAGTAACTTAGACTTTTGACTCCAACCTATTTCTTGAGAAGGTATTGCCATAATTAATTGTTTGTTTTATAGTTACAAAAATATAATAATTTATGTAAGCATACATGATTATTAATGAATTAAAATAATCAAAAAGATTATCTACCTTGCCCAGAATAACTTTTTTTGTAATTCTTGGAAGATTTGAGTTTAGACACTTTGGACTTTGCGTGAATACCAGGTCTGCTCACTTTAATCTTCACTCTTTTCTGTACTGTGTTGGTTTGTTTTGCCATTCTATATTATTATTTTTTTATACATTCTTAATGAGGCGCACTGAGCAACCGTCTCCTCCATTCATGTCGTCATAAGTCAGTGAGTCTCCTGTGTCTATTACTGCTGCGTTGTTTGCCCCTACTGTTGAACTCCAAAATTTAGTTTCAGACCCAACTAGACGAAATGTAGCAAAGGAGTAGCGACTCCCACCTGGCCTAGCTGTAAATCCAGTTACATTAGTTCCATTCGAACCATTAAGCCAACCAGTTGTTGCTTTCATCTTGTCTCCAGTATTAGTAGTATTGACAGGAGCGTATTGTGCATCTACCCAGTTTTTTAAAGTTTGCCATTCAGCTATTGTAGGAATATGATATCCCGCAGGAGCTAGTGATTTTCGTTGAGAAATATCAGTTTTTGAGGCTTCGTTATGGATTCCTTGTACAGCATATTGATTGTACAATTTACCATAAAGGGCTTCATTTGAAGCATCATCATTAGCATAACACCATGCACCAATTCCGTCAGCAGCTGCTTGCTCCCATTGTGCGTCTGACCCTGCGTAAAGAATATCAGTTTTATCGCTATAAGTGTCTACATTCAAATTACATGGTGTCCACAATTGAGCTCCAAGAGTAACCTCACCAACGCAAACATTTGCTGGAGCAATTAATGAATTAACATAATTTCCACAAATACCTGTAGATATAATTCTAACAATAGTTGCGTCGTCTGGAACATTTGTTGCCGTATAACCGCTTAACAACTCAGTGACAGTGACGTCAGTATCAAATGGTGTATCATAATCATCAGCATCTGAAAGAAGATTAAATGGACCGACTATTGATCCTGTTGGAATATAAGCTTGTATTACTACTGATTTTGCCATAATTTTATATTTTTAATGTTTATAAATGTTTTTAAATATTGTTAATCTTTTTATTATTATTTTATATAATTTTTTGCATTATTGCTGTTGCACTAAAATTGCAATTTAAATTTGTTACTGTCGCGCTGAAATTACAAGTTGTAGCAATTGCAGTTGCGCTAAATTCACAATTTAAATCTGTTACTGTTGCACTGAATCCACAGTTTAAATATTTTACTGTTACACTGAACTTGCAGTTAGGTAATTTCGCTTTTGCGCTAAATCTGCAGTTAGGTAATTTTGCTTTTATACTAAAGACGCAATTTGGCAACTTAGCTTTTGCACTAAACCTACAGTTAGGCAATTTTGCTTTTGCACTAAATACACAATTTTGTAATTCTGTAGTGGCACTAAAGCTGCAATTTGGCAGTGTTACTGTTGTGCTAAATGTACAATTTGGTAATGTTACTGTTGCACTAAACGTACAAGTTGGTAATATCACTGTCGTACTAAAAGTACAAGTTGGAACAGTCGCTATTGCACTAAACACACAATTTGGTAATGTGGCTCCTGCACTAAAATTACAAGTTGGCAGTGTTGCAATTGCACTAAATATACAAGTTGGTGATGTTGCTGTTGAACTAAATATACAACTTGGCAGTACTGCTATTGCAGTAAATATACAAGAAGGTTCATATATAGTTGTACTAGTTGTTGTTGTCGATACTGGTACTGGTGTTAAAGTGATGTATCCATCAAACGTACAATTTGGCAATGTAATGTACCCATTAAATGTACAGTTTATTACAGGTGGCAATGTAATATATCCATCAAATGTACAATTTATTACAGGAGCTAAAATAATATATCCATCAAAAGTACAGTTTAAAGGTTTAGCTGTTGTGTTGAAACAACTAGTGGGATAGTAAACAGTTACTATTTCATATACATCATTACATCTTCCCATTACTTTTTGTTTTTATTAATGTTATTAAGTGGATGATGTTTATGCCATAGTTTGTGGACATATTATCTTTCTTACCTCCCACTCTGTTCTTGCTTCACCTGAACCAGATTTACCATCCATAATAATAATTATTTTTATTAAATTTTAGTTTATATTTTAGCAGATATTTTCTGTTACTTCATCATCGTTATTTAATACACCCACCTTTGTTTGTAAGTTATATGTCAATGTTGCAGCTCTTTCACCACATATTCGATCAGTACTTGTAATTGTAACACCAACAGAATCTATATCATATGTATCAATTGGATTTGGATTTACCCAACAAAACCCATCACATCCATTTTGTACAGGTTCTCCACCTTTCCATAATTTAGCAGCTATAATTACAGGATTTATTCCTTTTTCATTTGGTCGAAACCACAAACATCTAGCATCTATAACAAAACTAATTGCTGTTGGATAATTTAAACGAAATTGTTTAACATTTATTAAAACTGATTCAAATCCTGTACCTTTATTATCACCACCCCAAGTTAATATTGGTACTGGTACTGATTCAGGGAAATCGGTAACGCTGTTGCCATTCACTGCAAACCCTAGGTAGTCTGCTGGTGTAGTTTGACCAGGAACTGGACTAATAACACTACCAGTTGATGTTGTATATTTAGACAAAAGAGTTTTTGTATCAAGGTCTACCCCATCTGTAAACTCATAGGTTAACATTATATAATCTGCATCAAAATAGAATGTACTTTCTCCTAATGTAAATTGTGTATTATCAGTACATAGATTTGAATCTATTATTTCAACTGTGTAAGATGTTGTTGCTGACAGTTCATTAATAACTAATGGAGAACTTGCACTCCCCTTCATTACAGAGTTTAATTTATATGTAAATGGTGCAGTTCCTCCTTCAAATAGTATTGTCGCTGTTCCATTATTTGCTGGTATGTTAGTAGGATCTGTTGTTACTACAGACTTTATATTAACATTACATGATGCAGTGGTGGTAGTGGAAGTGGTTGGCATAATAATATTTACATAGTTAGTACAAGTAGGTCCTAAAGATTCAAGTTTAACTATAGTTGTATTATCTGGAATAGCACTTGTAAAATAACCACTGAGCAATGTTGATTTAGAAATTCCTGTAGCAAATGCATTTACATACCCATCTGTATTTGAATATATATTAAAGGATGGCCCAGCATCTGTAGATGGTGTTGATAAAAAGATTGTTGCTGATATCATAATTTTTTAATTTTTATAAACAAATTAATAGGGATAAGCTCTTGTTATTTTTTCAACAAGAATGTAATCTATACTCTTCTCTGTTTTTTATTAAATAGTCTTTAACTGGAAATGCATACCATCTTTTCTTGTCCAAGTTCCTCCCCAATCAAATCCAGCTAGTATAAAACAATTAACAAACTCTTTACTTAGTTGTGGTTCTTTATTTAATCCATTCCATGCAGCATTGACATCAATGGCTATTCCCCATGAATGTAAAGACATTGATCCAAGTCCTCTTTTCTTTCTTATATTGAAACATCCATCCCAAGTTTTTAATTCCTTAACACATCCTGTAGATATGAGATTACGAAATGCTTTTGTCAATGGTAAGATCATATCTTTATTACAATATAATCTCTTAGGTAAAACACCTATTTCTAATTCTTTTGGTACATCCCATAATGTCATACCAGATTCTTTAGTTGGATCACCATATTTCTTTAAAGCTTGTGCACTTGTTACCATTAGTCTATTTCTGTGTTTGATTTTTTATTTGCCACCATAGTTGAATATGTGGTGAGTGATAGGAGAGCAGCTATAAGAGCAGCCTCTAGTCCTAGTAACATAGCTACATCAGAATATGATTGCCCTGTTTTCCAGTTATGTATTGTATGTGATATGTTCTTTATTAAATCAATAGAAAAAGCCAACGATAAGATTTTGCGTATAGATATCTTACTCTTGGTCCCTAACCATAATGGTTCTATGTACTTAAATAGTTTTATCACTTGCCTAGTTTTATCTTCCAATAGCTTTGTAAGCCATATTGTATCTTTCCATCTGTATTCATTCCTGTATACACTCCATAGATTTGATCTTTCTTAGTCTTGAGCAATAGTCCTGCACTAAACTGATTAACTATGTTGTATTGGTTTCCTTGTAACCCTCCACCTATATACACTTGTGTTTTAGGAGGTGCTTGAAGAGTGATTGTCTTTGTAACTACAGGATACTTTAAGTCATACTTAAATCTTCTTCCTTGTATTCTGTTTTTTGAAATCGTATCTAAAACATTTACATATCCAATAGAATCTATTTTCAATGTATCTGAGTATACATTCTTTGCTGTACACAGATCAACTAAGCTTTTGTATTGTATAACAAGTTTTGAATAAGATGTATCTGGTACATATTGTATCTCAGGAACTCCTTTAATAACTGTTATCACCTTAGGTTTAGAATATATTACACTATCGTGTTTCACCCACACAGTGTCTATTTTTGTAGTTGGTGGTACAGGAGTGATAGGTTCATCAGAGGTACATCTCTGTAATAGTATTACAAGAAGTAGGACACCTATGATTAAGTATAAGTAATTCTTTTTTATAAACATCATGCTCGTTTTAGATTATAATATATACTTACTAGATATTGTAATACAACACCAATAGCCACTACAACACCAACTGTCCATAGCACTTTATTTTTAAAGGTTTCTTGTCTTTCTAGTTTACCTTCTAATGTTTTTATTTTAGCTTTAAGCTCTGTTATATCAGCAACAAATCCTCCTGTTTTTGTTAATGCGTTTCCTAGTATTGCGTCTACAACTTGTGTTAGTTTGGTATCTATTGAAGTCATCTTCTCCTCTAGATCATATAGGCGTTGGTCCATGCTTTTTAATTCTTTTTCTATTTGTTTTTCAACTAGTTTTTCCATAAGACAGTAGTGGGATTGTTATAACATATATACAATTTGAAGAGTTAATTGTATGCAAATAATAATTATGACATTTTATAACAAATGTAAATCATATATTCCATATAATAAAATGGTCTGAGGAGATTTCCTTCATAATATAGCATAAGCTAAAAATATTTTTATATCTTTGTTTTTAAAAAATCAAACCTATGTCAAATAGTTATACGTATGAACATATAAAAGCAGATAAAATGTATGTTTTATATGCAAATGCATCTTATTACAGCACTGTATGTATGGCTGTAGAGAGTATTCAACAGTTTAGTAATATACCAATCACAGTGTACCTGTTAAATGATCATAGAGAGGTTCCTGGAGCTAACACTGTCTACTGGGAATGTGATATTGAAGATGTACCACAAGAAGCTTATATAGATAGAGATGATTCAAGAATATACAAGCTATTGATTCAAAGGCCTCTTATAGTTAAGCATGCTCTTGAGAACTTTGCTGATACAGTTTGTTACGTAGATTCTGATTCAATTGCTACACAATATGTAGATAGTATATTTGATATGTGTAATATTGAATGCGGACATCCATATTTTGTAGAAGGTATATATGATTATTTATTTATCAATGGTAGAGGAGGAACTACTGATCATGACACATTAGAATATCCAGCATGTCAATTATTTAATGTTTCTCAAGATAAAAGAGATAAATATAGACAAACTGGTTACTTTGTAGCTGGTAAGAACACTGTAAACTTCTTAGATGAGTGGTATTGGATGTGTATTCATCCTATTGTTCTTAAGAGTCCACAAATCTATGCCCCTTATCACGAAGAAACTATTGTCAATGTGTTATTGTGGAAATATAATATACATCAAGGTCTTCCTTATATATACACTAACGCTGGTCTTGATAAGCTAGATCAGATTTATAAAGAGAATAATTGGGGAACAATGGTTGTGCCTTGGTTTAAACTACCAGAGTGTAAAGAACAATTACTATTCCTACATGGAGAGAAAGATCCAGTACAAATGTCTAAACTAATGTCTAAACTACCATCTAAAATGTCTAATTCTAAACAACCGCAGGAAATATTTATTCAAACAATTCCTTTTACTTATTGGACAACTATTCATTCACGTGCTCTTACACATGATGGAGATATTGTTGATCTTGGATGTCTTCATTGGGATTGGTGTAACAGTCTTATTGGAAAAAAGAGAATTATTGGTGTTGATCCTATTGAAACTACTGTTCCTGAAGGAACAACATTATATAAAGGGGTTATTGGTGATAGTGATACAAGAATTTTTATCAACATTAATGGTGATGCTACTTCTATTGTGACAGAAGAAACACCTCTTCAAGTAGAGATGCTATCATGGAAAACATTCTGCAAGAGATATAATATTAACAATGTCTCTGTACTGAAGATAAATATTGAAGGTGGAGAATATGACGTTCTCAATAGTATGGACAGTGATGATTTTTCTAAGATAGACCAGATAGCAATATCTTTTCATGATTGGATACATCCTGAGTGGAAAGATAAGACAGAAAATGCCTTGGATAAATTAAGAAAAATGGGATATACTATACTAAGTACACAACTTAATTGGGGATGGTACCTTGCTTATAAATCAATATCTAAATCTTTAAAAATTCTATTCCTTGCTCCTCACCTATCTACAGGTGGTATGCCTGCATTCCTTCTTAAAAGAATACAAGCGTTGCAAACTCTGCCAAATGTATCAATTCAAGTGGTAGAATATCAATGTTACAGCAAAGATTATGTTGTACAGAGAGATGAAATTATAAAGCTTACAGGCTTATATACACTGAATGAAGATAAGATGAGAATCTTCAAGGCTATAGAAGAGTTTAAACCAGATATCATACACATAGATGAGATGTCTGAAAGACTAGATGCTAAAATGGTAAAAAGACTTTACTCTCCTGATAGGAAATATAGAATAGTTGAAACATGCCATGATGTATCTTTCAATCCTAATGAGAAGATATTCACACCAGATGCATATGCTTTCTGCACTCCCTATCACTTAGATACATTTGCTAATGTAGAGGGCTATTATAAAGAAGTGATTGAGTTCCCTATTGATAACTATAGAGTTTCAGAAGATGATTGTTATGAAGCTAAGATAGCTCTTGGTATGAATCTTAAGATGAAACATGTTGTAAATGTTGGTTTATGGACTCCTGGAAAGAACCAAGGAGAGATGCTTGAATTAGCTAAACAAATGCCAGATGTAGGATTTCATTTTATAGGTAATCAAGCTGGTAACTTTCAAGACTATTGGGAACCACTTATGAATGATGTTCCAGATAATGTAAAGATATGGGGAGAACGAGATGATGCTAAATATTTTATAATGGCTGCTGATATAGTTATGTTTAACTCTACATGGGAATGTAATCCATTAGTATTAAGAGAAGCTATTAGTTTTGGTAAAAAAATTATTGCTAGAGATCTTCCTCAATATAAAAATATGTTTACTAGATATATTACAACTCTAGATCCTAAAAAACTAAAACGTCAAGTAGAAGATATGTTAACAGATCATACAAATTATCATATACTAACTAATAATACAACTGATGATTTTGCTAAAGATCACATATCATTATATAAGAAAGCAATGTCCATTATTCCGAACAAAAATCCCATAAATGATTATAATATCATACAAAACTTTGTTGGACAACCATTCCTTGAGATAACAGGAACCAGTGATAGTACATTTGATGTAGAGTTTTATGATCTTGAAACACAAAAGTTAGTTCATTATGATACAATAAAGTGCAATCATTGGATAAGACTTAACAGAGAATACTTCACTACATGGCAAACTATTGTTTACAAGGATGGTGTGGAAGTGTACAATAAAATAATAGATTTGACAGACAAGAGAGTGTACATAGCTTTTGATAGTTCTTCATTAGGAGATACATTAGCTTGGATACCATACGCTCTTGAGTTTAAAAAGAAACACAAATGTCACGTGATTGTGTCAAGTTTTTGGAACAAGATACTTGACGTTTATACAGAGCTTGAGTTTGTAGAACCAGGAACAACAGTTAATAATCTGTATGCAATGTATAAGTTAGGTTGGTTCTATGATAGTAATAAAGAACCTGTTCTTCCTAATACAATTCCTCTTCAGCAAACAGCTACAAATATTCTTGGTCTTAAATATAAAGAAATAAGACCTAGAATACATAACTCAGGACTTAAAGCAAATTATAAACTAGTTACAATAGCTACAAACAGTACTGCTGGATGTAAGTTCTGGACTAGAGAAGCTTGGCAAGAAGTGATTAACTATCTACATGATCAAGGATATAGAGTGAAGAATGTATCACTAGAGAATAATCCATTTGACAACTGTGATCCATTACTTGATAAATCAATTGAGAGCACAATAGAATGGATAGCACAAAGTGAATTCTTTATAGGACTATCTAGTGGACTAAGTTGGTTAGCTTGGGGATTAGATGTACCAGTGATAATGATCTCTAACTTCACTGATAAAGATCATGAGTTCTCATGCCATAGACCAGTTAATACAAATGTATGTCATGGATGTTGGAATAAAGCAGAGTATAAGTTTGATAAAGGAAATTATAATTGGTGTCCGTTACACGAAGGAACAGAGAGACAGTTTGAATGTCAGAAGAGTGTAACACCATATATGGTAATAGAAATAATAAAAACCCTCTTATAGAGGGTTTATATTTGATTGGTTAAGTATAGCACTACAGTAGATGTTATACCTACAATAATCCAAAATAATATCCAGTTTTTGTCTTGATTTGTCATAATAATATTGTTTCTAGTTTTATAAATTATTCATAGTTTAAGTATTGATGTTTTTCTGGAATATCATCTTCCGATATTTCAAACAATTCTGGATGTTCTAAAATTGAAGGATGTTGTTCTAATGGTTCTTCAGCTATTACTACTCCGTAATATTCTTGACCTACTGTGTCAATTTGTCTTATGTGTCTCATTTTATATATAGTATTGTACGTGTATCCATCCGTTATTGTATGAACTTGATTGTCTACCAACAAAAAATTCGTAACCTGTAAGTGCTAAATTTATTCTTATACCTGATGTGCCATTAGCAGGAGTAAATGCAGGTACTAACTTTCCAATACCTAAACTTCCTGATCCAAAAGTTATAACATCTCCACCTGTATTATAAATAGATGGGTGTTGTGGTGTTTGTGGTATATCAGGTAAATTAGCAAATGGTATTGCAATACCTGAACAAGTTCCAGCAGTTCCAAATTGCAAGTTAATTCTAACTATTACTAAATTACCAATCTGCGACCACCTGTAATAATGTGTTTGAGTTCCTGACGGTAATGTTCCTCCAGTAGCAATCATTCCAGTTCCTGATAAAGATTGTTCTCCTATGCTTTTATAAACTTGCTCTGTCGGTACTGCACTTGCATTTGTATTGTTTGCTAAAATAGTATAAGCAGATTGAGTAGCAGCAGTAGTACTAATTGTATTACTTGTTATATCTATACCATTTCCTGCGGTTAAAGTTGCTTGTTTACCGTCTAATTGTGTTTGAATACTACTTGTAACACCTTTAACTCTTTGCATCTCTTGTGCAGTTGGATAGAAATCAGTGCTTCCTATTTGTAATGTACCTGTTGTACCACCACCGCCAGCAGTACCTAAAACTATACAGGTTGCTGTATTTCCAGTAGGTACGGGGATTGCAGGGTTAGATTCAAATATTTTTGTACCACCTATGGATTGACTTACATTTGTTATTAAACCATAATCTGTACCTGTACCTGCACTTGGTAATCTTAATTGATGATTTGTACCGATTGAAGAAAAACTTGGAGAACCTACAAAATTAGTAAATACACTAAAAGTTTGTGTTGCACCTGTTAATCCATTTAATGAAGATATACCTGATATAACTAAATCACCACTTCCTAAAATAGTATTTCCGTTTATAGATTTGATGTTTACAGTACTTACAAGTGTATCTTGTTTTGATGTAGCTAATCCGCTATATTGAGTGTTTGTTGCGTCATCTCCTGTATTAGTTCCACTTATTACTAATGCTACACTTTCAATATTTCCTGTACTAGGTCCACCAGTTGTATTTACTGTTAAAAAATTATAGGATCCAGTGCTTGTTAATGGAGAAGTACTTAAATTAATTGCTCCACGTAAAACTGTTTCAGTTACAAGTGAATTACCTAAAACAGCTTGGTTGCTTTTAGTAGTGTACGCATTATTTCCTATGGCAATACTATTGATAACAGTAGCTACCTGCGGTGATATGACATTATCATCTTGTGATCCGAGAAAAGTATTTCTAGCACCAGTTACAGTGTAACCTGCTTTATAACCAAGTCCTGTGTTTAAACTTCCACTTATATTAGCTTTAAGTGAATCTACACCTAATGAAGTGTTATATGTACCACTAAAATTTGAATATGATGCATATCTACCAACAGCAGTATTTTGAAAACCTCCAACATTACTTTGAAGTGCACTTGAACCAACAGCAGTGTTCCAATTTGCATCATTATTCTGTCTAAGTGCATCTTTACCAACTGCTGTATTTTCTTCTCCTTCAGTATTTGCTTTAAGTGCTTCAGATCCTATTGCAGTATTTTGAAAACCTATTGTATTAGCTGTAAGTGTTCCTATACCAACTGCAGTGTTATTATTTCCAGTATTAAATTTAAGAGACTCAAACCCCACTGCTGTATTATAAATACCAACAAAAGGAATTGTAGGATTTTCAGAACTAGGTCCTCCTACATTACTTAAAAGAGCATCTACCCCAATTGCAGTGTTTTGATACCCTGCAACATTATTTGTAAGTGCACTTTTACCAATTGCTGTATTGTTATTTGCATTGTTAACTTTAAGTGCATTTACTCCAATGGCTGTATTATTAACTCCAGTATTACCTATAGCTCCTCCTTTTCCAACAGTTAAATTATTTACTACTAAGTCTTCATTAAATGTTTTTGCACCTGCTATTGTTTGTATTCCTGTTGTTATAACCCCTCCAAAATTAACTGAAGCAGGTTGTAAGTTTAACACATTCCCTGTCAGTGTAGCAGCATTTGCGTTAGGAGAACTTCCTATTGCAGATAATGATCCTAGTAGTCCTGAAGTACCACTAGTTCCCGATGTACCTCTTGTTCCTGATGTACCAGATGTCCCTCTAGTACCACTTGTACCACTTGTTCCTGTAGTTCCACTAGTTCCAGAAGTACCACTGCTACCAAATACAGCACCAAGAGTTGTTACAACATAAGAATAATATGTTTGTCCTTCTGTATACCAAGTTACAGGATGATTACCTGATGATTGATCTACAACATATATTTTAACAATCATTCTATCTGTAGGAAGAATAAAAAATGATGTTGGTATTACTAAATCTACATACACCTCAACAGGAAGAATAGAACTAATCCAAGGAATTAACACTTGATTAGTTTGTATTGGTGATCCGTAACTTGTTCCAGCACTATCAGCTAATTCTATTGTACAGAAAGTATCTGTATTAAATCCGTTACCTCCTTTTAAGAAATGTAAATGAAATCTTTGTAGTCCAGGTGGGATAACAGTAACTCCTAATCCATCTGCATTTGTAATAAATTCTTGAACTAATACTGGTGTTGACCCATTAGTTGTTTTTGTTATTGTTTGTGTAACTGCTCCAGTAGGATCTTTATCAATTTGTTTATATGTTAATGGAGTTTGTGTTACAGATTCATTAAAATAATAAACCTGTCCTGATGATATACCATTTTGTCCATTAACACCACTAGTACCTGATGTAGCAGAAGTTCCTGATGTACCACTAGTTCCTGTTGTTCCAGAAGTTCCAGATGAACCATCATTACCAGATGTACCACTAGTGCCTGCAGTACCTGATGAGCCTGAAGTTCCGCTTGTTCCACTACTACCTGTAGTGCCAGAAGTACCAGACGTTCCACTACTTCCATTTAAACCAGTCCCACTAGTACCACTAGTACCAGAGGTACCTGTTGTACCACTTGTACCATTTATACCATTCGCTCCATTTGTACCACTAGTTCCTGATGTTCCCGTAGTACCATTTATACCATTTGCTCCTGAGCTTCCACTAGTGCCACTTGTACCACTAGTGCCACTTGTTCCTCCAGTTCCATTAGTTCCACTAGTACCATTAATACCAGATGAACCACTACTTCCAGATGAACCACTACTTCCTGAAGTTCCTGAAGTCCCTGTTGTGCCAGATGTACCAGAGCTTCCTGAAGATCCATCACCACCTGTTGAACCATCAAGATTTATATCCCAATAGCTAAATGTTCCTGATCCAACAACTTGTGTAGGAAACTCAAAGTTTAGAACACCTGTTAAAGGATTGTAATTAATAACAATACATTCTTGATAGTTGTATGCATTGTGTGCTATAATAATAGATTGTCCAGGAGTATATGCTAATAATGTACCAACAGTCAATAATCCCCCTTGTCCTAATGTAAATGTATTAGTACTAATTGTTCTATATCTATCTCCTTGTGCACCACTTGTACCTGATGTACCACTGGTCCCACTAGTACCGCTTGTACCAGATGTGCCACTAACATTACATAGTTTTTGATTTAACTTAACTATGACAGTCTCAAGGGTATCATTAGTATTGATTCCTGAACATATTAAATTAGCTCCTTCGTAGAATACGCAGGTAGCATTTAGTATAACAGGACATGGAATAGCTTCGCAAAGTGAATTCATGGGTATGTTGTATAATGTGTAAAAATAATGTTTATAAACTTAACGTCAAAACGTTATAGAAAATAGATGGCTATAATATAGCGTTTGACTATCTAATTCCATATTGTGATTGCATTCTAATACCAAGATCTTTGGCTAAACTAGGATAGAACATTGGTAGTAATCCTGCAGCTTGATTAGTTATAGGATTAGTTTTCATCCAATATTTTATAACTTGATTTTTTTCAGCTGTTTCTATGTCACCAGTTCCTAAAGCATATGATTCTTTTAAGAATCCACCTAAAGCTTTTTCATAATTAGTTATAAGTCCCATAGCTGGAAATATTCCTTTTTGTGGTATACTTAATAAACTTCCAGGATTATAGAAATATCCAACCTCATCTTTAAACTTATCTGTTGCTTTGAGCATAAAGTTCCATTGACTTCTAACAGCTGGATCTTCATCATCATCTGGGGCCATAGCTTTCATTCCTAAGAATAATGCCCACAATCCTGCATAGAATAATACATCTATTAATTGATTCTTAATATTTGCTCTAACAAGATCAATGAACTCATCCTCTGTCATTTCAAGTTCTTTATTAGTATCAGCTTTATAATCAGCTCTTTTTTTCTCATAAAGTTCTCTTATATATTCTATTCCTTTATCATTACCCATTAAAGAATTTTTAAGATTACCTATTGCTCCTTTAAAGTCATCTGATATAAATCTAGCTATCATTCTAGTTCTTCCCCATTCATATGCATCAGATGCAGCATTGTATTTAATGTTACCTGTTCTAACATCTACAAGTCTAGGTATCCAGTTCTTGAACACCATAAATGAATTTCCATATATATTTAAATTCATTAGACGTTTATTTTCTTCTGTCATAGAACCCAGTGCATCAGCTGTAAAACTTTGTACCTTTCTTCTTAATTCAATAACAGAATCAGACTTTCTATCTACACCAGGAATAACAAGTTCACCATTTTCCACTGTGCTTAAAGCTAACACTCCTTGTTTTTCATTGATAGCTTTTACATCTTTTTCAAATTTATCAGCTCTATCTTTTCTTTCTTGTTCAGTTCCTTTATAGAATTCTTTATACTCTTCTGTACTTTTTAAATACTCTCTAGAATTTACCACCTTACCATCTACAACAATTGAATTTTTTAAGAAAGAGAAAAAGTTTAATCTTTGTATAGCTTCATCCCCTTCTCTCATCATTACCATCAACCAATCTTGTATAGCTTGATCATCAAGTTTATTTAAAGATAGTTTTGTTGCAGCTTGTTTATTATAGTTTTCTGTAAATGGTACAAAGTATTCAAGAGCAGCAAGTATTTTTTGTTTATCTACACCACCCATTTTATTACCAAGCAACCACATTTCTGTAGCTGTATAATCTGCTTTGGTAAAATACTTACCAGCATTAATATATCCTTGTATTGTACCTCCAAAGTAGTTAGAAGATGATGATAGTATATTAAGACCCAAAGCTGTCACTTGAAATGTATTATTTAATTGTGTTATAGCTTTATTGGTACTTATTTGTCTTCCATCTAGATTCTCTGGTAATAATTTAAATCCTAGTTTACTATTTATTGTTGTACCAAAATTACTAAACTTTCCTAACAACTGATCAAAGGATTCACTTTGTACATACTTTTGTTGATACACGATAGCTTTAAACATATCTTCATATAGCTTAGTGTTTTCATTGTTATCATTTGTATATACTAATTCGCCATACTCATCCTTTTGTGTTTTTCCAAATTGAGATGTTGCAATAGCTTTTTTGTTTTGTTCAAGTCTTAGTAAAGCTCTTCCTTGACTTTCAATTTGTGATAGGTATTGAAACTTAATAGCAAATTCATTGTACATTGCCATTGTTTTAAATAAATCTTCTGAAGCTTCTTCATCAAATTCATTTACTAAATACTTAGGCATCTTGTTTATCATCTTACCTGATAAAGGATCAAAAGAACCAAATCCAGCTTCTTCAGGATCAACTGATATATTCTTCAAGAATTGTTCTCCTAAAGTAATCTTACCTCCAAATATAAGTTTTTCAGAAAGCCCTTTTCTAACCCAAGGAAGAAACGTTCTAGCTTTCTTATCTTGTATATATCCTATTTCTGCATATTTATTATTTCTTTCTATAATGTAATTATAAAAATCTAATGCTGGTTTGTTTTCTGCTTTATGTAACTCTTTCCATTCTTTAGACTCCCATGTTTCAACTGGAAAGTTTTTAATGTCATTATATAATAACCATCCTACAGACTTAGGTGTAGATATATCATATAAGTTTTTAGCCTCAAACTGTTCTCTAGTCACTGCATTATAGTTCTCTTCTTCTGAACCAACTCTAGATTTATCTTCTATTCTTTTATATTCTGTCTTTAACTTTTCCTCTAAGTATGTTTTATATGCATCTACATCAACGTTATCTCTTATCCAATCAAAATCTTTTGCTTCTATCTTAGAGGTTAATGTTTTGTAGAATTCGTTTTGGTATTGATCTATTAATTGATTCTCTCCTTTTTTCTTAATGAGAGAGAACATGTTCTTAGATGTAAGACCTTTAGCATTTGCCCAAGTTTGAAAAGATTTTTTTAATTCTGTTAATCTTTTAACTTCTGATTGTGTATCCATACCAGCACGTCCAAATGCTGCATTAGCCATCTTGAATAAATCTTGAACACTTTTAATCTGTATAGTGGAAGTTGATCCCAACCATTTAGAAAAAATATCTTTAACTACTTTCTCTCCTTTTTCTGTACCACCAATATTATCTACAGTGAACTCTGTGAATAAATCACCTAATGTTTCTTTAAGTTTTCTAGATTGATAAGCTGTCTCCCTTAGTTCCTCTTTTAAAGTTTTTTCTTCTTCAGTAGTTTTTCCTTCAAAAAGAAAATCTAAATCTAAATCTAATGTTGTATAATGTTGTAAAGCATCTTCTGCTACTAACATTGCTTCTGTAAAATCTTTTATCTCATTAGCACTTAGAGTTTCTCTAGCTACATCTTTAAACTTAGTATTGTATGTTTCTATTATTCCTTCTATCTGTACATTCAACACTTTAGCTTGGTACAATAAAGGACCAACATCCTGTTTCATTTGCAATTGTCTAATTGCAGAATATAAAGCATTTAATTGCTCAGATTTATTAAGCCTCTCAGATGGTAGAACTTTTTGATCAGAAAGTTTAGCATATACATCATTTAACTTATCTAGCAATAGATTAATCTTTTTACTAGCCACTGCATCATTCTCTATAATAACTTTTTCTCCAGGAGCTGGTACAGGTATTAAATAATCTTCTTTAATATTCTTAACATTAACATCTCCTATTATTACATTTAATAATCTAGGAAGGGTATTTGTTTTTGCATTAGCTTCTGAGTAAACAGCTTTGATAGGAATCATCCTTGTTTGTTCAAAATCTTTATTCTCTACACCATAATTATCTTTAATTATAGTTTTGTATTGATTCATTTGTCTATTCCAAGAAGCAACATTATACCAAGGAATATCTTTAAACTTATCTGTATCAAGTCCAATAAACTTCCAGTCTAGTATATTTATTTTTCCTGCTGGTGTGACTGCTAAGAAATCCACTGTACCTGCTAAATCTCGCTTAGGATCATAGATTGTAACCTCAGACATAAATACAGTGTCTTTAGGAAATGATTCCATACGAGCTCTTAGATTGTCTCTCAAGAGATGATACATATCATTGTTGTTTGGATCTCCAAATGATACATGATTATCGTTAGCTATAATATTATCTAATTCATCTTGACTTCTTAGTTTACCATTCTCATCTGTAAGTATTTTCATTGCATGTTCATTATCTTTATGCAATGCTGTTCCTTTATCAGCTTTTAGTGTATTAGTTGCTTTTTTAAATTCAGAATCATTTAATGCTTTCTCACTACGTAATATATCATACCAAGTTTTGATGATGTTACTAACTCTGTTTTTTATTTGTTTACCATCAATGAAGTATTTATTCTCTTCTCCTCCAGCATCATTCTTAACAGTGTCTAAAGTTATTTTATCAGATTTTTCTTTTAAACTATTAACTATTTGTTCTTGTTTAGATTTTTGTAAAAAGAATGTACCCTCTTCTTCTCTAATATCTTCTGCTGTTCCTATTTCTTTTCCTGAAATAATATCCATTGACAGTTTATCAAACCCACTTTGTGTAAATAGGTTTTTTAAATAATCTATAATATCATTCCACCAAGATTGTGACTTAGCTATAAGTTCTAGTTTTTCAGGATTGTTTTCATTATTGTTGATTATAGTCTCAACTAACACTTTAGCAATAGCTTCTTCTTTAAGTTTAATAACATCTGGCTTACCATCTAATTGATATGCTGGATCACTACCATAAGCTTCAAACACTTCATTCTTTAATTGATAGTTATTTATCTCACTCATCAATTTTTTATACAACTTAGGATTGGTTTGTTTAATAATAGCTACAGCAAAGTGCATAGCTTCTTCAGGAAGAGACTGTGCTTCTGTTCCTTCTACCACTTGTATAAGTTTTTGCATCAATAAAGCTACACCATTAGCATCTTGCTTAACACCATTCACTACAATCGTTTGCATTGGTTTTGTATCTACACCAATACGTTTAATAAAATCTTTTATTAACGATAGAGTTTGTGGTGATGCAGTTTGTGGTATAGTTTTTTCTTCTGTAGATTTTACTATATTTTCTAATACAGGAAAATTATCTAATCCATTTTCTTCTTGCCACAGAGAAACCTTTGCAGCAAGAATTATTGGATTGATGTTAGATTGTTCAGCTAATGCTATAAACTCTGGAGAACTTCTATTTACACAGTGTGCCATATTAACATTCGTTTATTTTATTTTTTTCTTCTTGAGATAAACCATCCCATTCTTCTTGTGATATTCCTTCAGGTTTTTCACTTACAGTTTCTATTACTTCTGTTGGTAAAGGTACAGTTTCTTCTGCAATTTCACCACCATAATAGTTAACAATATCTCTGTCATCCATTTCTCTTTTAACTTGCAGTGTACCATTTTCAATAACAGAAGGTCTAAATGTTGTGTAATATTCTGAAGCTTTAGCTCCATCACCATATAGATTAACCATTTTGTATACAGATTGCAAGTTTCCTTGATTGTCATATATCCTCAATGGTTCTCCTGATGTAAGTAAAACTCTTTTGTACCCTATCACATCATTTAAAGAATAATCTCCTTTAGAAAGCCTTACAGCATAGTCTTTTTTAGTAACTGTGTTACCTGTTGTTACATCTACTCGTGTGCCATCTTTAAGTTTTGTAACTTTATTTACAGCTACATAATTACTATTCATAGCTTTTTGATTATACTTATCTGTAATAAGCATAACTTGTCTATCCATTGTATTAAGGCCTAATCCTTCTAATGTAGGAAATGAATCAGATTTATATGTTCTATATTCTGAAAATGGATCATCACCTGGCTCTATTTTTTCTTTGAAGAAAGGAATCACTCTAGGCATAATCAATTGATCATCAAAGTTATTTCTCTCAAAGAACCCTTCGCTAAATGCTTTTAATGATTCTGTTGAAGATATAGAAGCTACAACAGGTGCCACGATAGCAGAATAGTCCTCAATAGGAATAATATTCTTAATAGACACTGCTGATTGATAACTACCTTGAAGAATAGCTACTGATATAAGATCATCATATAGTTCTTTTGTTTCTTCATTGTAATCTCTCAGTTCTCTCATCATTTCCTGATTCAAGTTTTCACTTTCAGCAGATTTATCATTCACTCTAAGTTGAATAGTTTTAGCACCATCTAGTCTGTCAGAAGGAGTAACTTCTAGATTTTTTAGAATCTCTATAAAAGGATATCTTATTTTTGCTTTCTCTAATTTATTTGCTACACATGATTTTGGATTAACAAGTAATGCGTATGTTCTGTCACTCACTCCTGTTTTAGTTTGTATAATGTAATCTAAGAAAGCCATCTTTGCTTTATTAGAAATTTTAATAAAGTTATCTTGGCTTAGATACTTGTTCTTACCATACACCTTCATTATATTTTCCGTAATCATTCTTAAATCTGATCTCTCTAAATTAAATACAGCACTCATTGCTTGCATTGAATTAGAAAGTAATGTTGCTTGTGTTCCTATGAAAGTGGAGTTAAGTATATTCTTAGCAGAAAAAATAATATTAGTTTCATTAGCTGCCTGTGTTTTCCATTCTTTTCTAGAATACATGTCCCCAGATCCAAATCTGCTTGTATCATAGTTAGTAGCTTGTGTAAAACTAAAATTGTACTCAGCCATTTTAGCATACTTAAGAAACTCAGAAAATATTTTTAACTGTTCTGCATTTCTAGCTTCATCAAATTTTACATCAGAGTAGTAATCAGAAATGTTACTTTCTAAGTTATCAAGATTTATTATATTGTTTTTAACAAAGTTAACTCTTGCTCCAAACTTATCTTTAACTAATGTAATATTATTTCTATCAAATAAGTTAGATGCATTGTTAGCATTTACAATTTTTAAATATTCAGATATGATTGGTTGATTCAAGAAGAAAGCTGTTTGTCTCCCTGCACCTATATTCTCAAGGAACATGAATGTACCTATAACAAGATCTGATTGTATAATTCTAGTAATAAAGTCATCTTTAGCTACATCCACCACAGCAGTTGCATACCCAGAAAGTCTATTAGATATTAACTCTGTAGAATCTTTCACTGTAGTTCCTGATAAAGATACCATTTCTTTACCATTAACTGTAGTTGTATTATGGTTTAAAGCTATTGTTCCATCTCCTAAGAACACTTGATCATCTAAAGATACAAGTTGAAATCTTTCAGGATCAATGTACACTTGACTTTTTTGTTTCAATGAAAGGTTTGTAATATTAACAGCTACAATACCTACCCATTTTTTACCCATTACAAATGAGTTTCTTAATGGTGTCATGAAGTTTCTATTAAGAATTCTATTAGGAATACTATTCTCATTAGTTTGTCTTAATACATCTAATTCACCAGCTAATTTTTTTAATCCTGCATCATCAATAGGAGATATAAGTCTATCAAAGTTCTCTGGTAGTGTAATAAGTTTCTCAAGAGAATCATAGTATTCATTCTCAAGAGACTTCTTATACATCTCTTTAACATATCTATTTCTTAATGTATCATTTAATAACTTAGCATTTAACTTAGCTTCTTTACCAGCTAACATTTGGATCTGATCATTGATATAATCTACAGGAGCTTTATCAGCATTATCTGCTTGTGATATAATCTCATTTATTAATGCTTCATTTTGATTATAGAAAACTTGTTGTCTTGTAGCTCCTATCTCTGAAACAACTTTTGTAGGGTCAAGAAAATCATATAACTCTTTTCTAAATGCATCAGAGTCTTTTATCTTTTGTATATCTTTTAAAATAGTTTCATCATATATTCTACCAAAGAATTCTTTTGTAGCTTCTTCGGAATCTAAATACTTAACTAACTTGATGTCACCTTTATTATCTACATACACAGATTTAAGATACATGTTCAATTTATCAATATCAAAATCTGATCCTGCTTTAGTAGTAATTTCTGATGGTACAACAACTGTTGCTCCCATGTATTGTGGAAGAAACCCTTTCACTCTAAACACCTCAACAGAAGATAGTGCTTGTGTAGGAATTCTAAATCCAATACCAGAAAGAATAGCTTTTCCTTCTGTTGTACCATTAAGATAGTTTAATAATTCTCTATCATTTTTAAATTTACCTTTGAACTTATCTTTAAACCAATGAGGCATATAAACTTCACACCATGGCTCAGCCTTAGTGTAAAATTTCAATGTATCATCTGTAAGCATAACATTAGCTTTTTGTGCAGCAGTTAATGTAGCATATTTTTCCTTTGTTATTTTTTCCCAAATTCCTTTCTCATTCTTCATAACAATACTTCTACCTTTAGTAGCAGATTCAAGCATTGTTGCAGGCATCTGTACATGTGCTCCTCCAGTCATTTTAGGAGAACCAATAGCTTTATCTATCATAGAATAAAGAATACTTCTAATCTGTGTATAAGAAGGGGATGCTTCAAATGGAATAATGAATTGATTTTCTTCATTAAGTTCAAGAGTATCTTTTGAATTATCTGATACTTCTCTTCTTAACATTTCTCTCATTAATGTTTCTGATATAGATGTACCATCTTTCATTACAAACTCAGTACCAAGATCTTCTATACCTAAATCAATAAGAAGTTCTTTGTATCCATTAATGTGCATTAGATCAAGAATATTCTTATTTCTATTATATTCTTTTTCAGCTTCAACACTAGATGCTACACCATTATCAAATATATCCATACTTGCTAACTTAGTAAGCTGAGATCCTCGTGTCTGTGATTTGTTATCACTACTAGCAGTTTCTACTTGTATACCATAAGCTTTCCATGGAACTTGTACAATTGATTCTTCAGAGAAGGCTTCATTATTAAATGAACCATCTCCATTATAAAGACCATGTAACTCTTGTGCCCCAACCTTTCTACCAGATTCAACAATAGCATATCCTATTTGTTGTTTCATCATTTGAATATAAAGTTTCTCAAGATTGGTTCCTTTCACCATACTGTAGTAAATAGGCACCTGAGAGAACTTATCTAGCACTTGGTCAAAATTATTCTTGTTAAACTTATTACCTGTAACAATTGGTTTTAATATCTCAAGTGTATGCTTAGGTCTTTCAGTTTCCATTAAAGCTTTATCGTGAGCTTCTAATGCAGTGTTTGAATACTTATATCCAGGAAGATTTTGTCTTGTGAAAGCCATTTGCCATTGGAAGAACTTTTCTTCTTGTCCTTCTAAATCCCATTGCTTGTTCTTAAGTTTAACTTCTCTATGAGTAGTATCCATTAACCATGATACAGCATCTGCTTCATTATTATCACCAAACAATTTATTGATGTTAGCTAAGCTACCTGCTGTAGTAACATCTTTGATAGTTACAGTGTTAGTATGAGATTTAAATTTGTGACCACCTAAGTCTCCAGTCCAGGTATTAGTTTCAGCATCATATACATACTCATCTATTTTAATACCATCAGCTTTGTTTGCATTGTTATTTAAGAATGTATTATACTCAGGAGAATCAAATGTAGTTCTTCTAGGAGATAGCCAAGACTTAATACGTTTTGTTTGATCTATTGAGCCATCTTTCTTAACAGCAAATTGATATGGATCACCAAATAATATTTTGTGATACTCTATATTAGCAATGATGTAGTTTGTATTAGCAAAATTAATAATGTCATCAACAGATTTTTCTGTCAAAGCATTTTTGTTTAATGAATTAGCTTTAGCAAAGTTACCATCTAAATCTACATACTTAGATGTTCTTTCTCCTATTATAATTTTTTTATTCTCTACTAATATATTTTTTGTACCTGCATTCATATTATCAATAAATTCTTTTACAGAATTATTAATAGCACCTATGTTTGTATCTACATATTTTTTAATCTCATCTAATGATTCATTATCCTCAATCATTTTATTAATTGCAGACAGTTGTTCATCAGCTAATATATCTTTAAAGAAACGTAGCTCTTTTGCTTTACCTAAATTCTCAAATTTATCAGTAACATTATACAACTTCTCTCTAGTTTTATAATCTAAAGCTAAGTTAATATCATCCATTAAGTATCCTTTGAATATAGTGTTGATGTCTTTGTATGATCCACTTTGTATAGAATCAAATGAAACATTGTTACCTATGTTCATCATCCATTCTGTAGAACCATCAGCAGGCATTAGTATATAATAGTTACCATTAAGATTTTGGTTAATCTCTAATGTATATCTATCACCTATTTTTAATTTAGATGTTGACGTTCCTTTATCAGTATCTTGATTATCTTCCCCTTGTATATAAGAAACTTTGAAGTCTTTTATTTTATTTCCATTTTTATCATAAAACAATCCACCTTCTTTTAAGACTTGACTACCTGTAGAGAATGTGTCATTAAGTTCTGTTCTTGTTTGTTTTAACTCAGTTAATGTATCTGACTCATTGAACTCATTTTCAAATACAGATGGTGTGTTATTTTCTGAGAATGAACCAATACGTTGATTCTCTACACCAAAGTATGTACTTTCTTGTGCAGGGTTGTTAACTTTATTATATAATTCAGCTAGTGTAGACAATGGTCCACCTATATCAAGTGTCTTACCTGATACACTCATTAAATTATTATTACTACCAAAGAATGCGTATATACTTTGCACTTGTTCATTAAAGCCATTCTTACCTGTTTTCTGATAAGACTTTAATTTGTTATATGTATCAAGGTCAAACTCTATTCCAATAGCATTTAAGAATGCAATCATGTCTGCAGGTTTTCTTAAACGCATTGCTTGAAGAGCTTCTTGATCTATTGTATAAGTTTTGTTATTGAAATTAACAATGGTCCCTGTACCTTTAGCTAGAGTTTTTATATTCTCCATCCAAGACTGTTCAGTTTGTCTGTTAGCAGTAAATAGATTAGCTGCTCCAGTATGAACACTATCAATAGATTTGTATTGAATTAATGCATCTGGTTTTTGTCTAGCAAATGTTTGCATGAAATCAATAAACAATCTCCAATCATTAGCTTTAAAGTCTTTGAAAGGAATCACTTTATCTTTACCACCAATTTTTTGAAACACACCTACATAGTTAGCATCATCTTGAGCCAAGTTAAATAACTTATCTGTAAATTTAGAAACACTTGATGAATTAGAAAGTTTATCTAATAACGTAGCAAATGTTCTACTATAGTCCATAAGCTTATATCCTTTAATAGGAAATCCTTTCACCTTCATTTCAGAATAACTAGGAGGTGGTGTATTTAATGTAATAGCACTTTCTTGATTAGTAGACTCTCTTTGAATTTGTGTAGATAATAAAAACTTAACAGCTGGTGTAGCACTTTTCTTACCTTCTACAGTGAATGGATCAGAAACATAATCATTCTTATTTGTTTCATCATTATTTATATCTTGAACTTCTTCTTCATTGAAGTTAATTCCTTGTACTCTTAGTTTATCCTTAACTCTTTCTTTAAGTTGTGTCCATGTTGTATCAGAAAGTAATTGTCTTCTACCTTCTTTGATATACATTTCCTCAACCTTATTAAACATTTCTGTACCAGTAATTCCTGCAGGGTTAAATAATAATCCTTTTTCTCCATCTCTAAATAATATACCAGAAGCTCTAGCTAACATATCTTGTACAAAGTTATTAGCTTGTTGTACAGTTAGGTCTTCTACAGGTCTGTATTCAGGAGATGATTTAATAGATTCAGCAGATAATGTTTTTTGTTTAAACTTACCTGTATCAATGGCATCAAATAGTTCTTGCTTTAATGAAGGATTAGTTACAAATGATTTAAAGAAGTTTAATAACTTAGTAAAGAAATTACGAACAGCTTCTCCTAATGATCTAACTGGTAGTTTTCCTTTTCTAAAATCAGCAAAGTCATCTGCTATTCTTTCTTTAGCTTGAAGATCTGTAGCTTCAAGGAAAGGAATCTTTTTACCTGTTTGTCTATCTATAAAGAATCCATCTTTATTTTTAAATTCATTAAGAAGAGCTTGTTGCTCTTCAGTAGATAGCATACCTTTATATATACCTTCAAATACCTCATGATATTCTGTAGCTCTTAATCCACCTCTTACAAACTTAGCTACACCATTTTCAAATACACCCCAAGCTTTCTCACCATCATATGTAGTGATGATGTTATCTAACACTTCAAAAGGAATGTTAGGAACATTAGCTGCATGCCATTCTTTAAATAATGTTAGTTCAACATCAGTCATTCTTTCTTTACCATCTGCACCAACTCTCCTAAAATCTCCACTAGGGAATTCACTAGGAGGAGTTTCTTTTTCTTCTTTTATCCAAGTAAATTTATTGTCTTTAAAACTTCCTGAAACTCTTTCTCCATTATCTAATGTAATAGAATACAATCCTTTTTTAGCTTTGTTTTCTGTTACACTTACTATTTTACCAGTAATGGTTCCTTTATTAAAAGGTGCAACAGCTGTAATCTCTTTACCTATATTTGTTTCTTCACCACTTTCTAAAGCAGCTAGTTCTGCATCATATTTAGCATTGATTTCTTCAATTTTTTTAGGATAAGAATAAGTTTCTATTAATTTAGGGTCACTTGTAAATTCTCTAAATGCATTATCATTTTTAAAATTTTCTAAAACATCATTAATGATTACTTGATCTTCTGTTTCTAAAGAATATTCTTTTGTAAAACTATTTGTTTTATTTTCAAGTCTTGCAAACTCATTTCTTTCAATACTTACAACTTTTTTTAATTTATCACTAAATCTTGGAGTTGTTGTTTCAATACTAAAATTATATGAAAAAGAACCTCCACCTTTTTCAGATAATTTAGCAACAGCTATAGAAAAAGCTTTAAAATCAATCATTGATTTTTTTCTAGATTGTTTATTAATTTCTACTTCTCTTCTTTTTTCTATATCAGCTTTTTTAGCTTCTATATCTTGTTGTTCTTGTTCTATTGATTGTTGTCTGCTCTCTTCAATTTCTTCAGAAAATGCTTCATAAACTTCATCAGGAATAACAGGGGATTCTTTTTGTTTTACATTCTCAGCTTTTAATGACGCAGCTATTTGCATAGCCATAAAATCTGTAACATATGTTTCTTCTTGTCCTTTTGGAATAGAAGCATCAAATTTGTCAGCAGCCTTTAATGCTCCAATAACTTTTTCTAAATCATCTTTATTACCAGCTACAGCAGCTGTTGTTGCGTTTCTTTCCACCTCAACAGTGAAGTTACCATCAGCATCTTCCTGTGATGTATAATCTACAGGACCAGCCCTAAACTCAAATGTTTTTGGTGCAGCAACTTCCTCTTTTGCTTTTTCTACTGGAGCAACCACTTGCACATTAAAACTATCTGGTTGTGTTATTGTGGAATATCTTTGTTGAAAAGAATAAGGAACTGCTTCTGTAGGCTTAGCTATAGAAGTAGAAAGAGGTGTATCACCTATTGGTCTAGCTTTACCACTTGGATATTTATTAGATAATAAATATGTTTGGTAGTTTGCCCATTTACTTGAAACAAAGTTTCCTTCTTGATTTATATACCACTCTTCAAATGGAGATGATTGTAAATCAGTTAATGTTTTATTATTGATACTATTAAATGTTTTAGCATCTGTTAAATGATCAACTATTTCTTTTTTATAATTCTCTATTTCAGCTAATGGAAAACTCTTATTACCAAGATTTAAACTCATTGTATTAACATCTATACCAATTTGATTTGGCGATGCTGTATCAGCTTTTGATTTCCAATACAATACATTTTGTAAAAACTTAGCAAATTGTTTATTAAAGCTTATTGCTTGTCCTGTATTAGATTGTTCTACAGTTTGACTAGCAAGTCTTCTAATAGTTTCATATATACCTTCTGCTTCTCTATTATTGAAAGATCTATTGTTTAAGAATTGTAATGTATCTCCATATTTTAATACAGGTACACCAGCAGGAGTTTTTTGTATCTCTCCTCTACTGTTAGTTATAGTTCCTTTAGTTGGTACTACAATTAAGTTTGCCTGGTTAGTTATTAATTCTTCTTTGATTAATATACCACCTACATGATTTTTTTCTTTAATGCCATCTGCAGATTTTATTTCAATAGGAATACCAGCTGATACAAAGAATTCAAATGTAGGAAACTCTGTAGCTTCAGCATTGAATAACTTTTTTCTATATTCTTTCCATGCTGCTGCATAAGCTCTAGCTTCAGCTTCTTGTTCAGATCTATATCTTGGGTTACCATTTCTATATGTTAAAGAAGTGGTACGCATTGTTTGGAATATAACATCTTTAAGATTATCACCTAAGTTTTCTCCAACTTTACCAATTATCTTTCCTTCCTTGTTCACATAGAATAAACCATCTTTGTTTTGTTCTACAAACACTTGAGCAACAAATCCATTATCTATACTATTAACATCCTCTATAGAATCAACACTATCTGTTAATTCTTTTCCATAAGACATCTGAACTAAACCATTAAGGTTTAATCCAGCCACTTGTTTAGGTGTTACTAGGATAGCTCTTATATTAGATCTATTAGGAAACTCACCAACGTTGTTTAAGAACACTCTAGAGTTCTTAATATGCTGTGCTGATTTTGTAGCATCTTCTGTTCCTTCAGATTCTGTTGTACTAGAAAGAAACAATGCCTCAGCATCAATAAGTTTTCCTTCTTTAAAAGGTTCTGTTGGAATGTTGTTACTAGTTGCTATGGTTCCTGAATCATGTTCTAATTCAGTTTGTTCTTTAATTATTTGTTCTTTATTCTGAACAAGTTGTTTTTGTTGTGCTATCTGTTTTTCTTTTTTTGCAATAAGATCTCCAGCTTGTTTATTGAATTCTTTTTCAATAGCATCAATAAGTTTCTGATTGTCTAGATCATTGATAAAGGCTCTCTTGTTAAAAATATTATCAACACCAGCTATTTCTAATTCTTCTTTGTAATCAGCAAATTCTTCTTTATCTAATACAGTGTCAATAGCCTTATCTAAAATATCACCCATTTCTTCAGAAGTATTATCTTCATCTGAAATGTTATATTCTTTAAATTCGCTTGGTGTAAGAAATTTAACTTGACCATTAGGAAGTCTCACCTCAAACTCACCGCCTAATGTTTGAGAAAGCACAGTAATCTTTGGAGCAAGTTGTAATGTAGTTCCTTCTTTTCTTAAAGGTTCTGCTAAAGAATACTCCTTATTAACTTCTAACTCTTTCTCTGTGATTAAAGGTTTTCTTTTCCCTTTAATTTTCTCTTGTTGCTCCACCTTAACATCAAGCTCTTCTGATTCTCCAAATTCAAATTCTGGATTATATTCATAATTTAATGGGTTCTTTGTTATATCAGCATGCTCTTGTAAGAATAGTTTTCTACGTAAAGATAATTCAATAACATCTGATAGATCTGCTTTAAGTTGATCTTTCAAGTCAGAGCGTATGTCAAGCTCATTAATTTGTTTTAATGCTGCATCTGTAGCTTCTCTACTAGGTTTATTGTTTAATATAATACTTTGTAATACATCCATTGTATTAACACCAGCAGCTATAAGTGATGCATTGACTGCTGGTATACGAAGATCATAATCTGTAATTTTACTGGCTGAATAAACCATTTTATCAATTACATGTGGAGAATATTTTCTTAATTGTTTCCCATCAGGAGACACTATAGGATTATCTTTTTCATCTTTTAGTATAGCACCACTATACATTAAGTCAGTTGCTTTGTATATTTGTTCTATGTTCTTAGACATAGTTTCAAAACTATCAAGTCTTTTTTGATATGATTCTCTTGTATCATTTATATTAGCAAGTCCTTGTTCTTTTAATGATGCAAGTCCTTCTTCTGTTATACTATATTGTCTTAAGTCAGCAATATCATCTTTTACCATATCCATTCTACCATACTTAATACGTGCAGATAAATAGTTTATAGCCATGTCTGATCTTAAATCAATAGCTTCTAATTTATCACCACTAAGTACAGCATCTTGTTGTTGTTCTTGAAGTTTAATACCTCTGTTAGCTGAATCTAATTTATCTTTAAATGCATCTCTAAATGTTGGTGCATCATTAAGTAAATTTAAAAAGTTAGCAGTTCCTGTTTTAGCTTGTTTCTTTGTAGCATAAGTTGATCTTGCTTGCATAACTCCTCCAGTGAATGCACCTATTATACCACCTTCAGCACCTGCTTTAGAAGTTAAAGCTCCAACATCTTCTCCTTTTTCATCTGTTCCAACAAATCCATAAACAAATCCATCAGTCCACATATTTGCAGCACCTGTCTCTCTAGATTTTTTATAATAGTTTTGTGTTCCTACTTGTAAAGCATATTGTCCTAATTCTTGACCACCTTCTTTAGGATCAAAAACATATCTACTTACTCCTGCAGCTCTGTTATATAATTTACCAAACTTAGTTGTAGCTTCTTTACCTATATATTTTCCTTTGTCAAGAAGGACATCATCTGCTTTCCCTAATAAACTATTTGAAGCTTGTCTCTCAGCAGCGTATGAACTTCCTAATAACTTAGGAAGCTGTACATATTCTGTTATAGATAACAAAGCCATGTTACCTAAGAAAGAAACTCTTCCTACATCAGCAACTTCATTATCAATATCTGATAAATCTTTTCCTGTAGGAGCAACTCCTCCATGTGTATTTTTATAGTTGTTAATTAAATTAGTTCTATGTTCATTAGAAGTTTGTAATGCTTCAAATGTAGCTTCACCTCCTGATGAATAAGCAGCTATTGCTGTTCTTCTTGCAGCATCACTAAAATTATTAAATTGATTTGTTATCTTAGCAATTTTTGCTATTTGTGAAGATTGGTCTACTACATCTGCAATAGATGTTATACCTTTTTTTAATACTTCAGAAGCTTCAATATTTTTAGCTTTAGAAAAAGCTCTTGCTGTATTTTTTAATAATGGAGCAAATGCTTTGAACACTTGAGAAGATTCCATAGCAACAGCTCTAGCCATAGCTGATTCCCCTATGACAGCACCAGCTGCACCTAAAACTCCATTAGCTATGTTACCAGAATAAACTGCTCCTACAGCAAATCCAGCATTCTTAATAACTTTATCAAATAAGAAATTAGTAGTCATCCAGTTATCTCTATCATACCAATCTGCATTTGTTTCTTTTTCAGAATAGTAATTAGGTAGATACTCTTGATCAACTTTGTTATTCCATTTATCTAACCCTTGCATAATCTCATTATCCCATATACTAGATAGTTTATGTTCTGAACCAAACAAAGATTTACCTATACCATATAACATACCAAACCCACCAAGTACTGTTGTACCTGCTAGATTAGTTCCTTTAAGTACACCATTCCTAGCTTTCTCCCAACCAGATTGACCATAAGATGCAAAGTCTTCATAGTTCTCTATAGTAGGATTAAAGAAATCATATCTTTTATTAGCTACTAATTGAGCATCCGTAACCCTAACACCTTTACCTTTTTGTCTAGAATTTGCTTGAGCTTGTCCTAATATGTCATAAATATCTTTTTCAGTATGATCAGAAGTTCCTCCACCAAACCCTGATAAAAGATCTGGCATAGGTTGTGGTCTTACTTCTTGTACATTTAAATCAAATCCAGGAAACTTTGTACTTTCAATTATAGGTTGAAGATTTTTATCAAAATCTGGCATAGGTTTATTATTTAAGGTTTAGTATTTCTTTTTTAATCTTTGAACCAACTTTAGGATTATTTAAGAATAATTGCTTTATCTGATTATCTGTATTTCCTTGTATAACTTTTGCAGCTTCATCAGCACTCATTTTATATCCTTCTAATTGCATGTAATACCAACCTGATGGAAGTTTAATATTATAGTTAATATAATTCAGTGAGTGATTACTTTCATCCCATTCAAGATCAGCTGTTACATTTAAGTTTTTAACATTTGTAAAATCTTCTGGTTGAAAATATCCTTTATGAGGAATATGTTTATAATTTGTTGTACCGTTGAATCTTTCTTGTAATGATATTACATCAGCTTCTACAGGAGAAGGTTCATTTTCATTTTTAGGTAGAAAAGGTATTTCTTCATTTGTTACTGGTACAACAATTTCTTCAGTACCTTTCATCATAACAATATATTGTTTCTTACCTTGTTTAAGTCTTTTATACTGTATATCATCTTTACCTTCTCCAGCTAACCAGCTTCTTGCTATATTAACTTTATCAGAACTTAAAGTTTCTCCACCTCCTTTTTGACCTCCTAGTGTTGTTCCAAATCTCATAAGAACACTCCCAACTAGTCCTTCCATGTTATCTCTAGAAGTAGCACCTTCTTTATTTGATACATTCATATTATAGACAGCTGGAACATATGATCCATTTTTATCTAACAATAGCTCATTAACTCTGTCATCTAATTTTTTAATATTTTTATAGTTATTATCAACAGCAACACGATATTTATTTAAATTATTTGCTGCTGTGATATCATGTTTTGAAATACTATCTAGAATTCTTTCTTTTGCTGTTAATGGTTTATTAGGAACATTTAAACCATAAGTTGCACTCATAGGCTTAGTTTTTTTCGTATACTCAACTAATTCCTCTTTTGTGAAAGAGTACACTTTACCATTAATATTATACTTTAAAGCAGGGAGTACATTAACATCAGCTTTAAATTTAGCATTAGCTATTTTAGCTTCATCAGAACTATATACTTCTTTTTTAGTTAAAGCAATTGCTTCTAAAATATTTTCAGATTCTGTTGTATTCTTTTTCCAGTTTTGAGCTTCACCTTGCCATCTACTATCAATAGCAGTTTTATCCCCTCTTCTATATGCTTCAAATCTTTTCTGTGCTGTATCAAAATTAACATTGTTTGCTTTTGCATATTTAGATATAATAGAATTAGCAGCAGCGTCAGACTCTACAGCATCATTATTCATAGCTGTTAATGGATCTTTTATATTTGTAGCTTTACCACCATATACAACAGCACCACTTTGACTTCCTGTAGTTTTAAGCACTAACTCTTTAAGCTTTAAATCATAATCTCTATCTGAATTTTCTAAAGTTTTTATATCTCTCCATTGATTAAATTTTTCAGCTTTAACAGATAAATCATATTTAGCTACGTCTAAACGATAATTCTTTTCTTTGTACTCAGCATTTAATATAGGATTATCTAAAACTTGTAATTTATTACTTTCCCAAGAATAAGCATGTGCAAATTCTTGTATAGCTCCATTTTTATAAATATTAGATTTAGCTTCATCAGGATTACTAATTGCCAATTCAAGATCTTCATCTAACTCTACCTTAGCATTTTCTTTAGCTTTTTTATAATACTCAATTGATGCTAATGCTTGTTTCTTTACTTCAGGATCAGCATTGCTCATATTAGCTAATCCTTCAAAATGTTTTATATAACCATCATATCCTTTAACTGCACTTTCATATTTTTTTGCAGAGTATTGATTTAGTTGTTCTGGACCAGCACTTTGAAATTGATATCTACCATTTATAGATAATTGATTTAAATCATCAGGAGTTAAACTAGAACGTAAAGCATCTGCTATCTGTTGTTCAGATACTGTTTCTTTACTTATTCTACTCATTGCTGCAGCAGTTTGTTTATAGTTAATAGTGCCATCATTATTTTTAACATATGGCATATCTTCTTCTGTTATACTAGGATGTAAAGTTTTAAAAACTTCTAACCATTTTTTATTTACATCCGTATATTGAGTATATCTTCCATTAAATTTTTCACCAGCTACAGTAGAGTTTAAATACTTATCAGCTTTTTGTGAAAAATCCCATTGATTAGCTTGTGAAGACTTTCCTTCTGATATGGCTTTTTCCATTTCAGCTTGTTGCTTTCTTAACCATGCTGTAGAACTAACTGCATTAACAACGTTTTTATCTTTGGTAATTTGTTTAGTCATACCAGAAACAGAGTTGACCAACTGAAAATTAGAAAAATCTCCAGCAGCCACCAGTTTTAAGTTATTACCTAATGAGTTAAGTTTAGATTGTAAGTATTTTTTATCTACTTCATTGGCAACATCTAGTCCTGCAACATTGTCAATGCTTGTTTGTATCTTTTGTACTCCCTCTTCATACTGTTGCTGTTTAGCCATACCAACCTTTACCATTGCTTCCACTGGTAATTGTTGAACATAAGGATTGAAAGTTGGTATTTTGTCTGCCCAGCTGCTCATGATTGTAAATTTTTATATTTAAAAATAAATCCACCTGAAGATTTTGATAGATTCGACAAGTTGTTTCGTATAGCAGCAGGTTTCACACCTGTTAGTTCTGCAGCTTCAGTTGAAAAGTTACATGTATATAATAATTTATTATCTTTATACACTTCTATTTCATAAATTTTTCCAAATTTTGATAACATAGTATTCAACTTTCTTTGTTTAGAGCAATGCTGACCTATTCTATTATTAGAAACAATTCTTTGTAAGTTCTTTATTCTTTCCATATTATCTGGTTGCAAACTTCTCTTACTTATTTTTTCCAAAGATTCTTGTGTATGCTTAAACGCTTTGTTTTCACCGCCTATTCTTAGATTATATCCTGTCTCAGTATTAGTAGAATCATATAATTTTATATAAAACATCTCTAAACAGTTTAACTGTTCAGGTAATTCTATATTATCAACTAACACTTTATTGGTAAAATTATTTTTACCATACTGTTTGATAGCTTGTTTTAGATATACACCACTGCCTATATATCTAGTATCTTTTGACATAGTCTGTCCTATGTAAATTTTACCATTTATATTATTTGTGGTTATGTAAATCTTTCCTGCCCATGAAGCCATAGTCTGTTATTTTAATACATATAAATATGTAGATTAGCAAATTTAATTTAAATTATTATACTATCAAAATTTAATAACATTTTGTAGTAATTTTTTATAATGAGTTTAGTTATATATTCTTATAAGATTTTACGATAGAACCGTTTCTTTTAGCAATGCTTTCTCCAGCTAATGAAGGTTTCTTTTTCTTTTCTTCAGCAGCTTCTCTCTTAGCTAATGCTTTTTTATAAGCTGACATAGCATCAAGTTCTTCAGCAGAAGCTCCTTTATAATCTGTATCCCACTGCGCTAAAGGATTCATATTCTGTGCTCTGAAGTTAGGACCAAATCTATAGTTGTACATATTCTCATATGTTTTCAACTCTCTGTTCTCTAATTTATTCTTAGCATACTTGTCAGATATAGAATTCAAAGCAGCTTGTGTTGTAGCTTTTGTATTAGCTAATGCTTCTGTTTGTCTTTCATATTGCTTATCAAATATACCTAGGTTAGTAAGCTTAGCTTGATTAAGCATGTTTCTATTCTCACCATACACTTTATCTTTCATACCTTGATTAGCTCTGAACTGATCAGCTAATACAGATTGATTAGCTTGATACTTCTGTGCATTTAGATTAGCTTGAGCTGCTGGATTGTAACCCATCATTCTCTGTGCTGCTCTATAGTCTGCTTGGTTAGCATTCAATTGATCTTGATATGATATATCATAAGGAACTCCTAAATCAGGTTGGAATGTCTGTGCTTGCACAGGAGCCACTTGATTTGTAGCCATAGCAAACATCTCTGGATATAACTGAGCTGTATCCAATCCTTCTGCATCACTTGGTCTAATACTAGGAAGTATTGCATTAGCTACTGTTGATGCTGTATCCCACCAATTTGTTTTAGTAGTTTCTTCTGTAGTTGTTGTTGCTTCAGGATCATATACATCTGCTATTTGTATTGTATCAGCAGGAGGAGTTTGTTGTTTAGCTTGAGCTATTCTAGCACTTGCTGTTTGTTCTCCAAATGCACTGTCTGGTTTGATATAAGCTTTTGATCCAATCTCTTTAGCTTTAGCATTAAATGCATCTTGATATTTTTTTACATCAGCTTTCTTAGAAGGATCAAAACCTGTCCAATCAAACCAAGGGTTTTCTTGTTTTGCTTTTTCAAAAGCTTCTTGTGTCACTTTACCATACAAACCTGATGTACCACGTTTTTGTCCTTCAGGAATTTTCTCTAATGCTGTTCCTTCATTTGTTGCAGTACCAGGTGTTTGTACCCCTTTAACAATAAGTTCATACTGTTTAGTTTTTGGATTGAGTTTATAACCTGCTTTGATAGCTTCTGCTATTGTCATTCTTGGAGGTTTAGTAACTTCAGTTGTAGTAGTTGGTGCACCAGTAGTACTATCAGTTGTAGTGGCTGGTGTTTTAGCACCATACAATGCTTGAGCTTGATTTCTAAATCTATCTGAAACAGCTGTACCCTTATCTAATCCAATATGTAAATGTCCTCCAGAACCTCCAGTTTGTTTTCTTATATCATCATCATATTCATCTATAGCTGTAAGATTATTATCTAACATAAATTGAGCTATCTCAGGATCTTGTAACATTGCGTTGTATGAATCTTTTCCTAATTTAGGAAATGTTAAATCCATAGCTTCTCCAGTACTGTGTCTAGATGCTTTTCCTTGTTTAGTTTTTGAACCTGCTCTTGTACCGCTTGATTGTTTGTAGTCAAATCCTTTAGATCCTAATAAGTCTTTCAATTGTTCCAAAGGATCAATTATAGAACCACCATCTGCAAACATTTGTTTACCATACTCAGCATATTCTTGTAGAGCTTTTTTATCCACCTTAGCTTTACCTCTAGCAAGATCATCAGCAACCAATCCATGTTCTTCTGCTGTATCATTGATAGCATTCTGAAGAGAAGCTGCATTTATCTTTTTATCAGCTAGTTCTTTAAGTTTCATATTAGCTCCTTGTATATTAGCTTGTAATGCTGTAAGCTTTAACTTATCAAAAGAGTTTATAGGATCAAGAGCATTAAGTTCTTTAGATGATTTATCTATAATACTGTTTTGTTTCTCTTCTATCTTAGATAGATCAGCTACATAGTTTTTAAACTTTTTACCTTTAGCATTTTTATCTCCTAGCATATCTATATATTGATTAGGTATTTGTAAGTTACCGAACACCACTCCTGATTTTTGTACTTCTCCTGTTTCAGGATCTATTGTTCCACCCTCTTCTAATTCTACCATAGGTTCTCCTCTTTCTACTTCTACTGGGTTACCACCGTAAGTTACACCTATTCCTGTTTCTCCATTAGGAGAATATTCTTCATGACTCTTACCTCTAAACATAATTGTTTCTCCTGTACCAGGTAAGTAAGGATTACGTGAAATAGTTTCAGCTCCTCCACCCCAATGTGTTTGTAACTCTCCACCCAATCCATAAGATTGAATCTCACCACCATCTTCATATGTTTCCATAGCTCTATCACTAGGAGGTGTATAATCTCTTAAATGTCCACCAGCTCTTAATGTATCCATTCCTTCATGTGCATAGTCATAAACTTCTTGTTCATCAAGACCACCGAATGAAGCTATAACTTGTGGCTGCCAATCATGACTAACCCATCCACCATCTTTCATATAAGATTGGTTCTGTGCTTGAATACCTTTAGCCATATTAGCATTAGCCATTCCTTGCATGTTTCTTTCTGTCTCTGCTTGTGCTTTCTTCATTTTCTTAGAATTTGTATCTAAAAGATTACCAGCTATACCTCCAACAAATCCACCTATTGCAGAACCTATAGGACCACCTACCATACCAAGAGTTGAACCAATAGTACTACCAAGACCACCTCCAGCATTTTGACCACCCATTAATGATTGCCCTATACCTGTAGCCGCTCCTGAAATAGCTCCCCATGGAGTTCCTCCACCACTAGCAGCACCACCAAATAGCATTTTAGGTAATCTTCCACCTTGTGCATATTGTTTTATATTACTATCATTCAATGGTTCATATCCACTGTCTGTGTATATATCATTTGGAGCAAATGTATTTTGTATTTCTCCACCACCTTGTAACATCATACCATTCCTAGCAAGAATATTTGTACCTGCACCAAATATAGGGAAGAACTCTTCTCCTGTATTAACTGGCATTTGTGCTTCTCTTTGCTTAGCTATGTTTTCAGATTGTTGTCTTCTTGCATCTACATCAACACTCTCTGCTGCTTTAAGAGATACTTTACTTACATCCCTTGCTTGTTCAGCAGCTTTCCTTGCTTTTTTTGCACCAGCCAATTGTCCAATACCACTAATAATACTTCCAACTGGTCCTGCAAGTTGACTTACAGCTCCTCCAATTTTAGACAATGAATCACCAGGAGCTGAAAAAGGACTATCTGCTACAGAATGTGCACCACTAAAAATACCTTGAGCCATCTTTCCACCTGCTTGATCTCCTTGAGGATCATATGCATTAAACTTAGGAGTAGCCATTGAAAAGCTACTCTTTTGTTTAGGAAAACCTTGAGGCATATTTACTGAAAAATCAGGACTCTTTCCTAAATCATAATTACCACCAAATTGTGCTCTAGGAATATCTCTCCCATATCTTGCTGCTGCTACTGAACTTGCACCTGCTGCAGCTCCACCCATATCACCCATTCCACCACCTTGCATAGCACCACCAGCTAACTTCATAAGACCAGCAATATCAAATCCACCACCACCACTATCTTTTGAAGCAGATTGTTGTTTAAGTGCAAGCTCTTGTCTTTGTGCAGCTGTTGAACCTGTTAACATTTTGTCAACATCATCAAATTGATCTTGATAATTTAAAGGTTTAAAAGCTGGTTGACGTACTTGTGATGCATTTATTGCAGCACCAGTTTGAGCTTTCTTAAACTCTTTACCATGCACTTTCATGAAGTCTGCTTCAGTTTTATATTTTTTGTAAAACTCTTTCTCAGATTTTACACCAGCAATTTTAAGGATCTGTGCTTTCATATTAATTATATTTTTCCAACCATGAACCTGGTTGTGGTTTATTGTAGTTTGTAAAGTTAGTCAATTGATCTAATTGTTCAAAAGTTTTTTGGTCTTGTTGATTTACACCATTCTTAGCCATAGGATATTCTGTCACCTTCTTTCCTTTGAATTTATAATTCTTTCCTGGTTTCATTAGTTTAGTATCACCAGTATCTGATATACCAAGGACATCATAAGGAACTCCTTCCATTGTTATATCATTAGAATTGATTTCTGTTATCTCTCCTGGATGATCCCATTGTCCTCTATCATCTTTAAT